CTGTCATTTTTATGTTCTATAAATATACATTAACTTGCGTATATAGTCAATATTTATATGCGTATAAAAAGGGCAGAATTATTACCATATGGACGTAGAAAAATTAATAGAAGAATTACAAGCGGCACTGGATAAAGCACTAAAAGGCGGTGGGAACAAAGCACGGATTGATGCCGCTAAAAAAGAACTTGCAAATATACGAACATCTAACAAATTAACCACAGAAGAAATCAAAAACAGAAACAAAGCACTGTTGGCGGCTAGAGAATTGGTTAAAAAAGATGTAGTGCTTAAATCAAAAATTGATGATAGAATTAGATCAAACGACAAATTAATCAAACAGAACGAAGAGTATGTTGAAACTATACGAAAAGTCGGGTCTGCTTTTGTTGGATTAGGCAAAGCGGCGTATAGAGGATCAGGATCAATCAGTGATTTCACAGATAACATTTACGGTCTACAAACTGTTGGTAGAGTATTTGACACTAACATAGAAACATTCAGACAACTTTCGGCAGTAGGTGCTAACTTTGGACAATCGATTGTTGATCTTAGATTAGCGGCGGCAGAAGCGGCACTTCCTATAGATGATTTTGCAAAATTAATTGGACAAAATTCAGAATCATTAGCGGCGTTGTTTGGATCAACCACACAAGGTGCAAGAGGTATTGCTGAACTTGGTAGACAAGTCAGAGAAGTTGGAATTAATAGATTAGCACCACTAGGATTTACAATTGATGAGATAAACGAAGTTTTATTATTAAACTTAGACTCACAAAGAAGAACAGGTATCCTTAATAATCTAACTGATACACAAAGAAGAGATAGTGCAATAAATTTTGCTGAACAATTAGATAGATTGGCAAAACTTACAGGACAACAAAGAGAAGAATTAAGAAGACAAATTGAACAGCAAAGAGCAAATGAAAGATTTCAAGCATTCTTGCAAGGTGCAACAGACGAAACACGTCAAAGACTTCAAGCATTTGCAGGAACGATTGCAGGTATATCACCTGACCTAGCAGAAGGTTTTCAAGACTTAATTGCTAACGCAGGTGTTCCAGTAACAGAATCAGCATTAGCACTAGTGCAAAACATTCCGGGAGCAAGACAAGTTGTAAATGATTTAATATCTGGAGTGGTGACCAGTGAAAATGCATTAGTTAGAATTAGAGATCTATCTGCTGGTAGTGTAGACAGATTTAGAAAAGCAACTGTAACAGGACAAGTTGAATTCTTAAGACTACAAGGTGGCATTATTGAATTAGGAAGAAGAATAACTGACACTGGTTCAGTATTTGAAGAACAGGCAAAAACTGGAACAGATTTAGTAAAAGGTCTTACAACATTTGAACAAGCATCAAAAGTTTTATCAAGTCAATTCCAACAAATAGAAACAGGATTACTTCAAGCATTTGGACCTGCTTTAGGTGGAATTATTAATTCAGTACAATCATTGTTTGGCGGAGCAGGAAGTATAGCAACTACTTTAGCAAAAGCACCAGTACTAACAGCAACTTTATTTGCAGGTGCACTCACAGGTAAATTTTTATTCAACAAGGCCGCACAAATTGGTATAATTGCCGCAGGTACTAGACTTGGTACAGCACATATTCTTCCTGGTGGTGGCACCGCAGGAGCATTGGCTAAAGGTGGAGCGAAGTTCGCAGGTAAAGGTATTGGAGCCGCGGCTGGATTAGGATTAGGAATAGGCGGTGTAGCACAGGCAGGATCTGCAGAAACAACTGGCGGAAAAGCATTAGGTGTAGCACAAGGAGCGGCAGGCGGTGCACTAACAGGTGCAATGATAGGATCAATGATACCTATTGTAGGAACAGCCATTGGAGCCGCAGTAGGTGGACTAATTGGCGGTGGTTCGGCTCTGTTCGCGGCATCACAAAACAAAAGAGCATTAGGTACTTCCGGGGCCACAGGACAACTTTTTGAGCCAGCAACAAGCATATTACAGGTAGAAAAAGGTGAAAGAGTACTAAACCAAGCAGAAACACGAGCAGTTAATAATTTCAGCACGGTAGAATTAGAAAATAAAATGACAACTATGGTAACAGAACTAACCAACGCAAATAAGACGTTAGCAACAACACTTTCTAGCGTAAATACACTTGTAGCAGTTGAAGGACGAGCTCTAAAAGCAGTTGAAATAACAGCTAGAAAAGATCGTAATCAGGTAGGGCTAGTTTAGGTTGCTAAAAGGATGAAAAACTTGTAATATATAGTATGGCTTGGAAAAAATATTTTAAAGACGCAAATTTATCTCCAATTTCTGGAGAAAAAGTACCTAACTTCGCAAAAAGAAATTACAGTTCTTATTTGCCTGATGTTTATACAGGACATCCAAACAGAATTCAAAGGTATTTTCAGTATGATCAAATGGATTCAGACTCAGAAATCAATGCGGCACTAGATATCCTAGCAGAATTTTCAACACAACAAAATAAAGAAAACGAAACACCATTTGATATTGTGTTTAAAGACGAAACAACTGAACACGAAGTAAAACTTTTAAAGAAAGCACTTCAACAATGGACAAAAGCAAACAAACTTACTAAAAGAATTTTTAGAATATTTAGAAATGCGTTAAAATATGGAGACTGTTTCTTTGTAAGAGATCCAGAAACTTACAAATGGTTGTATATTGACAATGCAAAAGTTGATAGAATAGTTGTTAACGAATCAGAAGGTAAAAAACCTGAACAATATGTTATAAGAGATATTAATCCAAACTTACAAAGATTATCAGCAACACAAATTACACCTAACCAAACATATGGTGGAGGTGGAACAACAGGTGGCGGTACTGCGGCATACGGTCAAAGTTATGCAAACGCAGGAGCAACTGCTAACATGACAGGATTTGCTGGAGCAACTGGTGGACGTTTCTACAGAACAATGAATGCATACAACATTAATGCAGAACACGTTGTACATATGTCAATGTCAGATGGATTAGATAACTTATTCCCATTTGGACAATCAGTATTAGAACAAATTTTCAAAGTTTACAAACAAAAAGAATTATTAGAAGACGCAATTATAATTTACAGAGTTCAAAGAGCTCCTGAAAGAAGAGTATTTTATATTGACGTAGGTAATATGCCAACACACTTGGCTATGCAATTTGTTGAGAGAGTTAAAAACGAAATTAATCAAAGAAGAATTCCAAGCACATCGGGTGGTGTCAACTATATTGATGCTACATATAATCCAATGTCAATTAATGAGGATTATTTCTTTCCGCAAACCGCTGAAGGAAGAGGATCTAAAGTTGATACACTGCCAGGTGGTACCAACTTAGGTGAAATAGATGATCTTAAATTCTTTACAAACAAATTGTTTAGAGGATTAAGAATTCCAAGTTCATATTTGCCAACCGGTCCTGATGATGGACAACAACAATACAATGATGGTAGAGTAGGTACTGCATATATCCAAGAATTAAGATTTAACAAATATTGTATGAGATTACAAAGTATGTTGAACGTAACATTTGATGAAGAATTTAAATTATGGATTAAATCAAAAGGTTACAACATTGATAATGGAATGTTTGAACTTAAACTTAATCCACCACAAAACTTTGCGGCATATAGACAAACTGAAATGGATCAAAGTAGAGTACAAACATTTACACAAGTTGCTGAACTTCCTTATATGTCTAAAAGATTTGCATTAAGCAGATATTTAGGATTAAGTGAAGAAGAAATGGCAAGAAATGCTGACTTATGGGCAGAAGAAAATAATATTCCACAAAGAAAACAAAGTAAAAATGCACAATTAAGATCAAGTGGAGTATCAAAAGCAGGTATTACATCTGATTTAGATCAATTTGAAGAACCAACTGCAGAGCCAGAAGCACCACAACCAGGACAACCAGGTCAAACTACACCAGGACAAACACCAGGCGGAGGCGGAACAATACCAGGTGGAACAGGTGGCGGAACAACTATATAGGATTAAATACGAGTATGCAACTACGTGAATTTTTTAATTATACGCAAGACGGTTTTGAACAGGATAAAACCTATGATCCTGAACAAGATATTTCAATATTAGATAAAGACGATACTAGAAAAACACGTCTTACACTCAGTGATATTAATTCAATGCGATTAGCATCTGAAGACCATGACGAACAACAAAAAGAAGAAGCAGAATTTGTTCAAAAAATGTATGCTCAACCACAAGCAGACGATTTAGCAATCTAATTTATTATATCCTTTAGTAAAACAGAATAATTAATATAAATCATGAATGAAGTAGCATTTGTATTAGGTAATGGGGAATCTCGAAAAGGAATCCAAATAGAAGATTTAAAAAAACACGGTACAGTGTTTGCCTGCAATGGTGTTTATAGAACTGATACTCCAGATTTTTTAGTTGCTGTCGATCCTAAAATGATGTTAGAACTTGCAGAAACAGATTATATTGTTAAACATGAAGTATGGTCAAACTTCAATGCACAATATAATAAAAATCAAAAAATATTAGATAATGTAAAATGGTTTCAGCCTAGTTTAGGATGGAGTTCTGGACCAACAGCATTAAGATTGGCATGTGATCGTAAGTTCACTGAGATTTATATGCTTGGGTTTGACTATACTGGATATCCTAATCCCAAAAGTTCCAACAGACATAGATTTAATAACCTCTTTAAAGATACTCGTAACTACAAAAAAAGTACAGATGAAGCAACTTTTTACGGTAACTGGATGAACCAAACCAAACGTTGCTTACAAGATTTCAAAGATATTAAATTTCATAGAGTAATACCTGAAGGATGGTTCAAACCTAAAGATTTAGATTGGAATGACAACATGCATCATATGACTACAGAACAACTATTGTCAAAATTTAATTTAGAAATTAAAATATAGTCAAAACCGCCTTTTTACATCAGTTATACCCCCGTTTTTGCAACTTTATCTTAAATAATAACACTTATAAGTACAAATCACATAAAAGGAGCACGTGTAATGTCGAATAAATTTGAATCGTTATTAGAATTACTAATTAACGAAGAAAACGAAAAAGCTGAAGCTCTTTTCCACGAAATAGTAGTAGAAAAATCAAGAGATATCTACGAAAATTTAGCAGATGGAGAAGTAAAAGCAGAAGCTAAAGACGAAGCTAAAGAAGACAACAAAGAAGAAGTTAAGGAAACTGAAAAAGCTGACGAAAAAGTAGAAGACAAAAAAGAAGAAGCTAAAGAAGAAGCAGTTGACGAAACTAAAGAAGACAAATCTGCAGAAGAAAATATTAAAGACGAAGGAGTCTTTACTAAACCTGCACCAACACTATCACAAGCACCAGTTGAAAAAACTGACGAAGAATCAATTGAAGAAATCGGTGGCGATGCTACTGACGAATTAATTAAAGATATCTCAAGTGATGAAGAAGGCGAAGGCGACAAAGCGGCTGACGAATTAGGCCAAGATATGGACGCTGATGCTGAAAACGGTGAAGAAGGATCTGTAGAAGACAGAGTTGTTGATTTAGAAGACGCTTTAGACGAACTAAAAGCAGAATTTGAAGCAATGATGGGCAAAAAAGACGGTGATGATGAAGCAGAAGAAACGGCTCTCGCACCAGTTGTACCAGCACAAGAAACTCAACCAGAGATGTCTAGACTAGAAGGCAAAGATGATGCAAAAGAAGCAACTAAAGAGACTGTAAAAGAATACAAGATCAAAAAGTCTGCTGATAATGCTGATCATGCTGATAGTAAAGCTTCTCCAAATGCAACTAAAGGCGGTGCAAAACCAGGCGGAACTCCAGTAAAAACTGGTAGTGGCGCTGAAGACAAAGGAAGACCAGCACCAACTGCAAAAAAAGTTGCAGGCGACTTTGAAAATACAGGCGGTAAAGACAAGTCAACTTCTTATAAAAAAGAAGTTAAACCTCAAACCGGCGACAAAGCAGACAAATCAGCAAAATCACCAATAACTGGCAAATAAGCTAGTATTGAGATTTTAAAGGAGAGTTTGGATGTCATTATATCTTAGAGAACACTTAACCTATGATCAGGCTAGAATGCAGATCTTGCACGAAGGTGAACAAGGCAAAGATTTGTACATGAAAGGAATCTGTATTCAAGGAGGCATTAAAAATGCCAATGAAAGAGTTTATCCTGTTAATGAAATAGGAAAAGCAGTAAAAACTCTTAATGATCAGGTTAGTTCTGGTTATTCAGTTCTCGGAGAAGTAGATCATCCCGACGATTTAAAGATTAATTTGGACCGTGTGTCTCACATGATTACTGAAATGTGGATGGATGGACCAAATGGATATGGTAAAATGAAAATTTTACCGACACCGATGGGCCAACTTGTCAAAACAATGTTGGAATCAGGTGTGAAACTAGGCGTTAGCTCTCGTGGCTCTGGTAACATATCAGAGTACGGTAGCGGCGAAGTTTCAGACTTTGAAATCATAACAGTTGATGTTGTGGCCCAACCTTCGGCACCAGGAGCTTATCCTACGCCAATTTATGAACATCTTTTAAACACAAAAGGTGGACATATGGCAAAGGGACTGGCGGCGGAAGTTAGAAATGATGCAAAAGCTCAAAAGTACCTCAAAGAGGCGTTAACTAACATAATAAAGGACCTAAAATAATGTTTGATATATCAAAACTAGTAGAATCAGGAGCAATTTCAGAAGATGTGCAAAAAAGCAT